CTTGGCGGTGTCTTTCCGCAGTTTTCCCTTTGAGCCAGTGTAAAAGTTTTCATTTGATACTCCTTATTTTTTTTATTCAACCAGTGACGGTGATGGGAGTCGGACCCATCTGGCAGTGTGGCCAGTAGTTTTGAGAGAACCTTGTTGATGAGTGTGCTTTTGTAGAAGTAGAAGTTGAAGACGAACTAACGGAACAAAAACGCCCAAAATCACTACCTCAAACCGATACCGTCATGTATAGGCTGCAAGGGGCTTGACCCTACACAGCCTTAAACCCGAGATAATCGGAGTCTTGGACAATAATTAACACGGTTGTTAATTCTGCCGATAAAGAGAAAGAAGTATTTATTACCCCTTTCTCGGGGATTGAAACTACTAAGCTAACTTAGGTAACTTCAACATGAAGTTATCTAAATCTTCTCTGTGATACCGCAATTCTCTAACAAAACATGGAGGCTTACGACCACCAATCTGGGGAGCAATATTTGAAAAGGATGTAACATCCATTTTCAGATATTCCGCAGCTTCTTGTTTTGTGAACCATGGCGATATTGCCCTGATATGGTCTAATGGTCTAGTTTGTCTCATAAAGCACCTCCCCAGGCATTGAAAACAATAAATATTGAATATATTGAAAGGGTTAAGCACATCAGAACAGAGTAAAAGTCGAACTTTGTCATTTGTAACCACCTTTAAAATAGTTATCATCAACAATGGGGCGATTCTTTTCCCAGTAGACTTCTATTCCTAGGTCTGAAGTTTCCCTAAAAAATCCTTCAGCTTCTTCTTTTTTTAAAAAAACAAATGTTCCTAGAAAATTTACTCGTTCACCTATTGTCTGAGAATCAGGTGAAATAAGAGCACCATTGTATTTTTTTACAAGATCTACGTAACTTTCGTTACACACCTTGTCTAAATCGTTGTTTTGAGTAATTCTTACTGCATAGCCTTTAACTTCGCTCATTTTGAAGCCTCCATATTTCGAGCTTTTTCCAATAATGCCCTTCGTTCTTCTTCTAATTTCTGCTGATCAATCTGGAAGTAATCATCGAGAATTTCATCTTCGTTACAAGATTGTAAGGGCCAGCCGAAATCATCGTAATTGCAAGGTGAACCCATTGGCATATGCAGTTTTAAATGATGCTTTTCATAAGCAAAATCCAGAAAATCTTTTATAAGGAATTTTCCCATTTTTCAAGTTCTGTCATTTGTTAACTCCTGTGGTAAGAGACTCGAATTTTTATTGTTAAAAAGAAAGAGCTTCAAGCCTGGACCCTGTAACCACACTTGAAACTCTTTCACAAAAACAGATTTCCTTGCAGAAACCCGCTTTATGTCATATATTATTATCAGGGTTTTAAGGCGATGCTGCCCTTGTCGTCGTGGAGGATTCCAAGAGCAGCGTCTGGAACGGCATGGAAATTATTAACTTTGGGAGCTTCTAATTTTTTATCCGTTCCATGGTTTTAATTGTATAAAAATTGTAAACAAAAGTCAATATGCGTTTACGATTTTTATACAAGAGGAAAAATATAAATGTTTAAAGATAAGCTAGGGAAGCTTCTAGACGAAGCAAAAAAAAATGGAAAATCAGCAGCTAAAATAGCAGAAGAATTAAAAATAGCAAGAGCTATGTTTACTCATTGGCGAAATGGTAGAAGCTTTCCAAACGAAAAAACAATAGAAAAGATAGCAAACTATTTCAATGTTACAACCGATTATCTTCTTAAAACTGATGAACAACCAGCTCTCAAATTTCAACAACTCAAATTCTGGCCAGAATAATTCACCCACCTCACTCACCCCCGAAGAATCAGAATTCATTAAAATCTACCGCTCCCTCGACGGCTCCAACCGCCTCAAACTGCTGGCGTTCATTTCTTCACTTAATTCCCCCAAACCAACGAACTAACCTCTAAAAGTTAAGGAATAAAAATATGGACGAAAATCAAAAGAGATATTTCTATGAAATGTTTGATATGTATGTTCATAAAACTTATTATTCAAAATGCCTTGATTGGTGTAAGTCTTTTGATAAATGGATTCAAATAATTGTATCTATCATAACTATCGTTGGAATTTCAGTTCTTCAGTCCAAATTTAAAAATATAGAAATTTGGTTTTATCTGATGGTTGGTTTACAAATACTTTCTTTAATTCTTTCTTTATTTTTTGATGCAAAAGGGAAAATAATCAAATTGGAATTGCTTTTGAAAGAACTCAACACCTTATATATAGAAATGGCTAATGAATGGTTTAATGTGTCAAATGGCAATCTTTCACGTTTTGAAATACATAAACTATGGCTAGATTTTAAAAAGCGTAACGACTCATTAGAATTACCCGACGGAACTATCGGTTGGTTTTGGTATATGAGTTCTTCTGAAAAAGAAGCAAAAACTTATTTTGATAAATATTATCCAAAGGAGTAAAAAAAATGAGCGATAATAACAATTCAAGTAAACCTTTGCTAGAAAATAGAAATATGCCTACAGTAAATACAAAACCTGATCTTCCAAAAGTTCAGCCCCCTAAAAGTGATTCAAAAGATTAACATTTTATATTACTCTTTTTTAGGTGGCTTACATTTTGGCAGTTGAACTTTGGAATGGTTAACCTGGGGCATTCTGGAAAGTTTACTAGCTTTTAGCAATCTCTTTAGTATTGCATCTGAAATTAAGATATAAGCAATAAAAATGAGTATAATAATACATATTAATTGAATTATTTGCATACTAACCTAATCATAGTACCGATTGAGCCAAAAGTACAGAGTAAATTTAATATTCTTTGGTTTTCGTTGACGTTAACAAAAACCAAAATATATAATAAGAATTATGGACTATCGAAAAACTGCAAACGACCCAAATTTTATACATATTGCCGACATCGGCAATATGTTCTAATTGTTTTATAAAGCTAGTTCCTGTATGCACAGAATAATATGGAAAGGTTAAACATGGATAGTAAAATATTTGAAGAATTAAAAAGAATCAATGAATACAATTCTGAATTTTGGTATGCAAGAGATATTCAAAAGACTTTAGAATATACAAAATGGAGCAATTTTTTAAAGGTTATCGAAAAAGCCAAAGAATCATGCCAAAATTCTAATATTGGTATAGATGATAATTTTTGTGAAATAGCAAGAACTATAGAGATAGGTAATAATGCAATCAGGGAAATAGACGATATAATGTTGTCGAGATACGCCTGTTACCTTATCGTAATGAATGGCGACCCAAGAAAAGAAGTCATAGCATTAGGACAAACATATTTTGCTATTCAAACAAGACAGCAAGAAATAATGGAGCAGTTCGACCAGCTTTCAGAAGACAACAAAAGACTTAAAATCAGAAATGAAATGAAAGAGCATAACAAGTCTTTGTCTGAAGCTGCGCAATTAGCTGGAGTAAAAGAACCAAAAGATTTTGCTTATTTTCATAATCGAGGCTATCAAGGTCTTTATGGCGGTCTTGGAAGGAAAGAAATTCACGAAAGAAAAGGTTTGAAGAAAAGTCAGGATATTTTAGATCATATGGGAAGCACAGAATTAGCAGCTAATCTATTCAGAGCAACCCAAACAGAAGAAAAACTAAGACGTGAAAATATTAATGGTCTAAAAGAAGCGAGCGAAACCCATTATAAAGTTGGTAAAAAAGTTAGAAAAACCATCGAAGAACTAGGTGGAACTATGCCAGAGGATTTACCAACTCCAGAAAAAAGCATTTCACAAATTGAAAGAGAACAAAGAAAGAAAATAGAAAACAAAGATAAAAAATAAAGTTTTTTTGATGTTTTTCCTGCGTCAATGCGTCAAGTTTTTTACTTGACTTATAATATATTTATGGTATTTTATAAACAAACAAACGCAGATTTGACGCGAGGATATCGGAGGCAATGAGAACGGTAAATGGTTTCGAGTCCCGTATCCCGCTCTCACGAAAACCTCTGGTAATTTAAGTCTTGGAAAACCAAAAAACTTAGCGTCAAGTGGCGCGTCAAGTTTTAAAATTGCCGGAGGTTTTATTATGTCCTGGTTGGTTCCAAGAAAAAACAGACAAGGAAAAACCGTCTCTTGGCTTTATCGTTATAAAGACAATTACGGCATAGAACATCAAAGATCAACAAGAGAAAAAGACTTTAAATCAGCTCAAAGAATTCAAAAACATTGGGATGCATACCTACTTTTAAACGGTTGCTTTCCAGAAGAAGAAGAAAATATTAGAACCCCTGAAGAATTTGAAATAGAAGAACAAATAAAAAGATTCTTACACTATAAATCTGCAGAATTAAAACCTTCAACAATACAAAGATACAAAAATCATTTTGATGTGCTGCTATCGTTTTTGAACAGAAAACATGTTTATTATTTCGACCAAGTAAATACAACTCTCATGGCAGATTATAAATTTGAGCGCTTAAAAAGCGGAATTTCATACAAGACTGTTTTTGAAGATCTAGCAATTTTTAGATCATTAATTAAAAGTCTTGTAGAGGAAGAAGTATTAGAAACTAATCCGGTAAAAAAGTGGCCAGAAATACCCAAAAAAATACCTAAACACCCAGAAACGTTAGGGCCCTATTCCGATGAAGAAGTTTTAAATATTCTTTCCTACGCAAAAGAAAAAATGCCTTATTTCTACCCCATAGCGATGGTTGCTTTTTATGCAGGTCTAAGAGCTGGTGAAATAAGAGATTTAAAAGTAAAGGATTTGGATTTTAATAACGGTATTATGACAGTCTTCAATCAGAAGTCGGTTCGCGATGCCGGAACAGCATACCGTAAAATTTTAATGCATCCGGACCTGATTGTTGTGCTTAAACAAAAATGTAAATTATGCTTGCCTGAAGCTTTTGTTTTCGCTTCAGAACAATACCGATGGAAGAAATGGGCAACTCATGACTTAAAGAAAGCCTGCAAGGATTTAAACATTCAATATAGAAGATTTCATGGCTGCCGTCATACATTCGCTACCAAGTTAGCCAATTCCGGCATTGGTTTACCAAAAGTCCAGGCAGCATTAGGACATACAAATCTTGCAACTACTCAACGTTATGTTAAGTCAAATATGCTCGATAAAAATGACTTGGATAAAATCAGCTTTAGTTAATTACCGATTGCAGTCAAGTGCTGCTAGCTCTTTCACAAAAGAATCTGAAAAGTAAAAGGCTTGTATCAGCTCACGTATAGCAAGCCTACAAGCCTTTTGTCTGCTATACTCCTGAATCAGCGAGAAAGGAGGTTAAGCAGTGAAAAAAGTATTGCTCATACTTCTGTTAGTTTTAGTGATGTTGTTCGTAGCAGCACCACTTAGCTAAGGTTTATCAGCTTGCGAGTATATCCAGTACTTGCAAGCTCCTAAACAAAGTATAGCAAAATTTTTAGTAATTGTAAAACTTACCTTTCTCTCTGGTTCTTTTTAACTCACGAAATTATTTTACTATAAAAGCAGTAACGGCTATAAAACTTAAGCTTCTCCAGAAGTTTCTAGATCTTCTTTGCTTCTGATAATATTTCTTCAATTCTTGAGATTGCTTCTTTTGCTGTTCTATTGTTTCTTCGTGCTTCTTTAATAGTGTTTGAAGCTGATTTGATTTGTTCTCTAGCTGAATCAGTTCTTTCAGTGATTTTTCTAGCTCGGTCTTTGATTTCTGCAATTCGTTCTGAGCTTTCTCTAGCTTCTTCTCTTGTTCGCTGGTTGATTCTTTCAATATTTTCAAGTTCAGTTTCAAGTCGCTCATCTGTTTTTCTGTCAAAATGTAATCGGCAGATGCAGACAAAGACAATGATAAGAACAACGCCAAAAGGAAGATAGATGAGTATTTGTGATGATAGGTCATTCATTAAAGCCCTCCAATACTAAGTTATATATTTATAGCTTAGTACAGAATCAGCATTTGTACAAGATTTTAGAGTGAAAAATATTAAAAAATAATTAATTTATCTATTGACATACTGCACGCAGTATGATATACTTAATATATCGAAAGGAGGAAAACTAAAAATGAAAAAGGAGGGTTAAGATGAAAACCTTGATTAAGGTTTCAATCTTAGTAAGCTTCTTACTTGCAAGCGTAGCTGCTAACTAAGATTAAAAAGGGGAGTAGCCGAAAGGCGAAACCCTGCTTAACCCTCACTTATTTCAATCATAACACAAAGAAAGGAAAATGTAAAATGGCAATACCAGAATCAAACAGAAGAGCTATAAACAAGTATAATGCTAAGAATTATGATACTATTTCAGTCAGATTACCTAAAGAACTTGTTCAGCAGTTCAGAGAAAAGGTTGCTTCTAATAATGACTCACAAGCGAAAATAATAAAAGAAGCTATTGAAGCTTATCTAAATAAATAAACAAAAAGCCTGGAATTATACCAGGCTTTTTATAAGCAAAGATTTTTATTTCATTTTTTCAACCTTTTTGTATTGGTAGTGGGGGATGTTCAGGCAGTGGCGGGAATACACCTTGTTTTTGTTCGTTGCTTCTATTGCTCAAAATATTCATATATTTATCTAAAATTCGTGTTCCCACAGCTCCACCGCCAGCAAGAATTGAAAATAGATTGTAGTCAAACTTATCTGGAGCGACATAGAGGCAATAGGCGGAAACAATCAGAAATGCAAAGAAACCACAAAAAGACATAACTTTTGTTGATGAAATATGACCATCTTTATCTTTAAACATTTGTTACCTCCAGAATGATTTCATCATCAGCTTTTATGAGTTCCATGAATTCATCTATTGCTTTCCTTGAATTAACTAAATCACCTTCATTATTGATACTTTGCCCTAATAAAATGCAACCGGTAGTATTCTTGGGGTAATTTCCAGCGTGAATTAAAATACCATCTCTATTAGGAACATTCATTATAAGCAAATGCAAATAAGGGAATTTAGTAGACCAATGTCTGACGCATTGATATTTCCCTTCCGGGATGCAGCTGATATTTCTTTCGTTATTTCTGTCTGGAAGCTCCAAAGTATAAAAAGGTGTTTTGCGATCTTTTATACCTGTAATAATTCCAAGTGTTCTATCTTCTAGAAAAGAATATCTAATTAACTTAAGTATCATTTATTATACCTCCTGTAACATTGCCCACATTCCAGGTAGTCTCCCATATCCATTAAAACAACCTTTGAGCCATTGGGATTTCTACAACTTCTTTGCGGACAAAAGCCATTTTCGACGTCTTCCGGGTTATTTAAATTATTTACAGGGTACAGTTCTTGGGACCAGTTTACACCCAAGCTATTGCTTTGCTGTTCAGCGATTTCATTAGAAAAGGTATCATTGTTTTTTCTTAAAAGTTTACTCTTGTTTTTCACTTAAATAAAACCTTGGTAATGAGCACACCAACAGCACTTCCACCAGTTGAAACAACAATTCCAATAAAACCGATAATAGCTATATAGATTTTTTCATGAGATGAAAGTTTTTGAATATCTTCGCGCACCATCTCAATTTTATTGCTTAGTTCTTTATATTCTTCACGAAGTTCTTTATGATCATCTTTAAGATGATTAATCTCATTCACTAAACATTCATGATTTGAGCAATAATCTTTATCTTTTGTCATTTTAACAATTCCTTACTGTTCATTATTTTCAGGAAGATTTTCAATTTCTTCACGGGTTCTGTTTATTTCGTCACGGATTGCCTGACGTTGAGCGTGCAGCTCGTTAATATCGTATGGCGCTTGTTGCCCGATTGCTAAATATTCCTGGTATTTTGCTATTTTCCAGTCTCCAATCGGTGAACAACTCGACGTCAGCTGGGATGTTAAATCTCGTATTTTTTGTTCTAGTCTTTCTCTTTCGTTCATAGTTTTCTATCTCCTTCTTAAATAATGAATTAAAATAATTTTGGATATTATTTAAAGTTCTATAACAATCAAATCTTTTCAGATTGCCTACCCATGATTTATGCATATTAAAAACATCTGGGAATTTAATCCGGCCAGATTCAACCTTTTTCTTGAGTTTTCTAAGTTTTCGTCTATGTCTGGTTATATTTTGGCTGCAAACTCTTTTAACGATGTGACCTGTTTTTGTAATTGAATATTTGATCTTTAAAAATCTAAAACCTGCTGAAAGTTTTCTAATTTGGGTTTTGTTGTCGCTTAAAGTTAATCCTAATCTGGAAGATATTTCTTTTATCTGAATCAATAATGCTTTTAAAAATTGTTTATCTTTATCTATCACATAGAAATCATCCATATAACGAGCGTAGTATTTAATTCCCTTTACGATTTTAATATAATTATCTATTTCCGAAGCATATACTATTCCAGCTATTTGAGATATTTGCGAGCCGATTCCTACTGATTTATAAATAAAAGCTTTACCAGTTAGAGCTTTTTTATCTATTTTTTCATATTCCAGGGAATTGAAAACCTGGTTAACGGCTTCTTTTCTTTCAGATTCAGATAAATAAGAGACGTCAATTTTAAAAGTATCAATAAGCTTTTTTATAAAATTGATTGCTTTTTCATCTTTTATATATTTGATAAATATTTCTAATAATTTTTCATGATTAATATTGTCGAAAAACTTTCTGAAATCGCAAAGTAATATATAGCCATCCGTTCCATACTTTCTAATATATTTTTGCAAATGAACAGATAATCTTTTTCTGCAAAAATCAATTCCTTTATTTTTCTGAGATGCGCCATTATCATAAATCAGATACTTGTTTAAATATGGAGTCAGAATATTATCACAAACTGTTCTTTGAACTACTCTATCTGAAATATGCAAAGATTTAATTAATCTTACGTGGCCGCGCTCGTTTAATTTAAAAGCATTAAAAGGCTTTTGTTCGTATTTATTTGTTCTAATTAAATTACTAATTTCGTTCAAATTAGCGAAAAGATTAGATTCAAATTTTTGAACAGAAGCTTTCCAATTACTATTTTTCTGAGCTCTATGAAAAGCGTCATAAAGCTCATTTAGACCAGATATTTTGTATATTAAATCTTTTTCCAAAGTTTTTTTTATTGCTTTATTTCGTATATAGCGGTAACTGACGAATCAGACCGCATCGAAATAATTATTTATCTGATTAAATACCAGAATAGATGTTCTTTCCTATCCTTAAACCCATTTCGGTTTACAACCTACACTTAGAATGGGGTCAGATATCGGACGAACGCCATTAGCATTCGACGCACCGTTGTTGTTGGCATTGCCGTTGTTGTTGACATTGGCAAAGTTCGTCGAAGAGGCGACGGCACGGAGCCACCAGTTGTTGCGGGCACTATTTATAAAGAACACCATTGTTTTGTTTATCCTTTATTTTGTTAGCTATTCTATTGTCTGATTTTCTCCATCTTTTCAACAAAAAGCGTTCTTTTTCGATGCTTCCTATATATGCTTGAAGCTTTTCAGCTTTCACTGGGAGTATAGATATTACAAACTGCATTTCTATCAATAATTGATCGCATGAATAAATGGCTGCATTCTGCAATTCTCTTCTTTGATTGAATTCAATCATAGACATAGGATAGATAGAGTTAGCAGCTACGATATAAAGAACAATATTTCTTGATAACTCATAGAGAGAATTTCTAAATGTAGAAAGTAACCATTCTGGCCATTCTTCAGAAACCTTCGAAATATTATATTTAGTAAAAATGGAATCGAGGGTTTTCTTATCTTCATCATTCATTTTTACCAAATTTTCTAACATTTTTACGGATCTGATTTTATCTTTTGTTCCAAAATCTCTAAGTAATAAAGTTGCTATGCTTCTTCTTAAACAAAGAGCATTATGGAAAAATTCTAATTCAGAAAGGCTTCTTTTACTTTTTATTACAGACATAGAATAGCTCCATCCAGCCGCGCAAAGGCGGCCGGATTAAAGATTATTTAAAAAGGATAAACGGACGAACGCCATTAGCATGCGACGCACCGTGGCTGATGGCATGGCCGTAGTAGTTGACAAGGGCAAAGTGCGCCGAAGAGGCGACGGCACGGAGCCACCAGTAGTAGCGGGCACTAGTACCACCGTTCAAACCTAATCCACATTGAATCATTTCCGGATTCAAAGCAAATAATGGAAGCTGGCTCTTCCCACAGCCAACATCATATAGAGAAGATGAACAAACCATAGTCCCATAAACCATTGGTTCACTCATCAAATCTATAGTTCTAGATGCTTGCCAAGCCCAGGAAGACGAAGCGCCGACAAGACCACCGCCAGCCATAGAATCTAATGTTGCAGTCATTGCCGTAGAAAGCAGGTCCTTATGCGAAAGAATATGAGAAGAACCAAAAGCATTAGCTACAGCGGTAGCATAAGCGGGTAAGACATCGGTATACATATAAGAACCGACATACGCATTAGCGGTAGTATTTGACGCATTCATTTTTGCAGTTGTCTTAAAACAATCTTCTGGAACCAACACGGTATGATGTGCTGTAATTTCAGTATCACCACAATGTAAAAAATAATCATGACCAGCAACCAACCATCTAACTGTTTCGGATCCACCCAAAGTTGAGCTCATAGCCATTTCAATATAGCTGCCGATAGGAATACCGGAAAAATCTCCTGCTGCTATCTTTGTAGAAAGTTGAGCCAAAGTGAATTCTGAAAGAAGATTCTTGCGTTGATATGCTCCATTCCAGGCACCGGCTGTATTATCCAATGGAGCTCTTGAAGCAATCATAGCTCTGATTATGTCTGCATAATCAGAGAATTTAACATTACTCATGTTATATACCTCACTTAATGCGTTTTTAATGTCTAATTTAATAGCTTCCAAATCAGCTAATTGCTGAGAAAAAGTTTTTGTTGCCATTATTAAACCTCTTTGTTTGTTGCAGACCCAGAATCTTCATTCTTTGGCTCTTCAATTTTAATCATTTCAGAAATAGCCTTAGATATTTTTAAAGCCAAAGAAGGCTGAATTATTATCCTGGCCTTAGTATTAAGATAGATTTCTTCAGGCTTTTCTCTTCCATCCGATTCAGCTTTCAATCTCGTTGCAGCATAATCAACCTGGGCAAAATCTATTATAAGTTCTCCATCGCCAGGATGAACCCTGAATGTATTAACATATTTAGGTTCTAGATTTTGGTTTTGTTCGACGTATTTCATATATTCCTCCTGTTGGTTTTAATTTTATTATTTAATTAATTTTCTGCATTCTCGAAAAATCTTCATCAGTAAAAACGTTTTTAAATAAAAGAGTTTTCTTTAAGGAACGAAATTTTCTTTTAAAATCGTCCACTTGTTCAGCAAGCTCTTGAACCGCTCTAAGCGCTATACCAGCGGTATCATGAAAACTGATAAGTTTTGAACTTCTACCGTTCACGTCAAAAGCTTCGTTGAAATCCCTGGCCATGGGTCCAATATGAGCATTTCCTAAATCATCTTTATAATTCCATTTTTTAATTCGTAATTTCTTCAGAGTATTTAAGACCCAGATATCTTCAATATTGGTTTTTAAGTTTTCATCAGAAGAACCTTGGCAAGTTCCTCTAGAACTAGTAATTGTTCCAGAAGCAGAAATATTACCATTAGTATCTACAGATACATATTTATTACTAGTCTTACAGTTGATAAAGAAATTAAGAACTTTGTTGAAAGTAATTACAGAACCGCTATTTCCGCTCAAAGAATAATCGACGTATTGACTATTAGCGCCAGATTGATGGTAGCTCGTAGGTGATAAATAGCAGTTTAAGCTACCGTTGCTATACGAAAAACCATTCGCATCTAACTGTAAATTTTTTACGTTATTAGAATCATTTGCATCATACCAGTTAAAGCCTATCTGAGTATTCGCAGTAACACTTCTTTTTGTAGTATTAGATACGCTTTCAGTTGCAAATAAACCTTGAGTAGAGATGCCAGCGCTTTTAGTGGTAGTCGATTTTTTAAGACTACACATAATACTTCCATCCATGGAAGCCGTGAAGACCCATCCGTCCGTATAAGTATAAGAAACCAAGGGACCGGCTAATGTATATTTTGTATCTACCGATGAAAAACCTCTATCAGAATCGCCGTTGGAATTATATAATCTAATAACAGCATCACTAAGACCTAACGAAGTACTTTCATATGTTAGAAAACCATTTGCAAGGGTAAATCCACCTATTTTCCCGCTTGTAGCCTCTATGTAACCCTTTATTCCGGCTCCACTTGAATTACTGTAAAAATACGGTGTATGTATATGACTATTGTCTAGATCAAAGCCTGAACCTGTAGAAAATTTTTGATCTGCAGGTTCCACGAAAGTAGAACTCTTAATAATCCCTGTGGTTATACTCCCACCTTTAATTGACGTATAATTCGAATTGGCTACAGCATTTCTAAAAGCTATCGCAGCATTAGCATTAGTATTTGCTGTATTTATGGCGGTATAGCTATCACCGCCGGTAATTACAACCTCGCCTTGAATCTGAAGCTTTCCACTTTTTTCATCATATCTTATATAATGTCTGTTAGATGCAGACCTATCACTATTGCCAAAGAAGAAACCATATCTAGTATCAGTAATTCCATCTACACCGTTAAGATTACCAATTCGCCCGATAAGGTTTGTGCTGATCCATGGTGTGCCGGAATGATTAAAAAGATCTATTTTTGGTGAATTACCATCAAAAAGAATATTACCAGAACCAGAAACGCCATAATCAACAAGAGATTGACCTTTTGTCATCTCAAAAATAGAACCATGCTGCTGTTTTAAAGCTAAAAATAAACCGGTTGAATCAGAGCTTTTATATGTTACCTTGGCCCAATAATCATAAGAAATACCTTCTTTAATTCTTACGATATCATTAACATTTATTCCTTTGTATGATTCAACATAAATAATGCAGTCCTGAGGCGTAATATCAGCTAAATACGTGCTACTACTATCATCAAGAATTGAAGCAGCTGCATCAAACAAACTCTCTTCGTAGGTAACATATTCCTGATAAGTAGAAAAAGAAGTTGATTCTCTGGTATCTGAAGAATCTACAATTCTCTTAATTACTGTATAGTCATCATCTAAAACAGTATTTGCATATTTTTGCCAATATAAATCAACAGAATAACTAGTGATAACAGCACCTGGTCTTACTATTTGCTGGCCACCCACAACAGAAACTTCATCATATTCAAAAACTGTAGTTTTTATCGTTCCACGAGCATGAATATTATTGAATTCTGCATCACCGTCTTGGCTAAGTTGCCAGCCTGTGTGTCCGCTGGCAAAATCCATAGTTCTGATTATACCGTCGGAAACAAGCTCGATGTTGTTGTTATAAAGTCTGTTATAGTCAATATTCCAACCGCCAATAGATGAAGCACCAACTGTATTTAAATCAAAGAATAAGTGACCGCCTTGCCAGCCTTCTATCCCTGAAGAATCTATTTTTACACCGTCAACAGTTAAGCCTACACCTCTCGCTGTTTCCATCAAATTAGAGATTACCCAGTCTGCTTCTACTTCATTAGCTTGTATTTTTGCGCAATATATAAGAGCTTGAATAGAATAATCTGAGCGATTGCCCCATACATCAACAGACACAGCAGAATAGTAATAATTTACAAGATAGTCAGAAACATCTATATCAACAAAAGTTCCAGCTCCATTTGTTGCCGCAATGTATCCTATTTTTGTGCCATGTTCACCCTGGATATTTGAGCGCCATATTTCGAAACCGGCAAGATCTGGTGGTGGATTTGTTAAAGAAACATTTATTCTCGTAGTCTTTAAGTAAGTTGATGCGGTTATATTCGGTGGAGCCGGTGCAACGCTGTCGCCCATTGTATTAATGCTACCAGTTACATAATCAGAATGTCCTGTAGATGTAACAAGCCTTACTCTAACGGTATAAACAGTATTTACCTTGACAGGAGAAATTTTAAAAGAATTTGTTTTTAGAAGGCCTAAAGCAAACCATTGACTAGGAGAAGATGTTTCACCATATTCAACCATAGCTGTTACATAAACGCCATTAGGAATAGTAAAAATTCCAGTTATAGAAGCAATACTAGTTCCATCTGGTAAAATATCAAAACCAGCATTAAGTGTTAATCCACTTGCAGAGGTAACCGAAACAGTCGATACTATAGGCTGTTCGTTCTGCCAGGCAACAGTAGGAGAAACAGAACCAGAAGTATAAATATTTTCGTCATATTTTACGGCTTCAATTCTGTTTATATGGTCGCCGATCTGCAAGGAAGTAATCTTAAACAAGGAATTATTCATTCCTTTTTCTGGATAGTTAATCGTGATAACTGTGCCAATTTTACAATTTTCAGGCAAAAATCTAGTGTTGAAAAGTATTTTGTTGGCTTCGACCAAAGATTTTTTGCAAGTATATTCAAGTATTTTCTGAGCAGTTTCTGCATCTCTTATTAAATAACTTTCACCTTCAAAAAGTTGTTCATCAATTCTCGCTATACTTTCTGCATTCTGATACTGAGAAGTCTGCATAAACATACCAGTTATCGGATTGTAACAGTAATCAAGAATTCCTTTGTTGTAAACTCTTCCAGTGAAAGAACCAGCGCCAAACCTTATAAGCTCTATATTATTTTTTGTGTATGTGTATGAAGAAGTAGAAGCAATATCTATAGTCAGTCTTCTCTTACCGTCAGTGCCTATTTCATATGTTCCACGAATAGCTCTGCATATTTCATCTATCCATGATTGAGCTGAGCGATTGTCATATAATACACCGTCAAGCTTTAGGCCGATTAAATTAATATAAGATATAGCTGTTTCAAAAGAAGCTGTATCAATATCATTTGTGCTTATTCCAAGGCCCCAGCCGCAAGCACCACTTGCAGCGGTTTTAAGCAACCAATATAAAAATCTGGCTCCATTTCTGCATTCTTCAACGGTATGGGTTCCAAGCTTCAAACCAATAACTTCAGCGCCAATTTCAACATAACTACCGTCATCGTTTAATCTTTTAGAAGTATCTGTAATCTGAATATAAGCAATACCAGGCTCATTTGCCTGACTTGCAGAGCCGGTATAACAAACATAGCCTTGCTCTGCTGCTTCTGCTCTTGTCATAGTCTTGTCGCCTACGCGAACATTGACAATATCATGAATTTCACCAATACAAAGATAATAAATTGCATCAGATTTGCTCTTTAAAATGCCTTTGACTGGTATCGGATTATTTGTATTACCACCGATTACTGTCGGAATAGTCACATTTAGAGCAGACATATGAACATCTTCATCAATACTGACCAATCTAGCAAATTCGTCTGGTATGTATCTTGAGTATTCAGGAGCTGTTGTTTCTGTAGCAGTTATATACATCTTTCCGTCTGCATTGGTTTCATAAGCTGAAACTTTACCTGACCATTTATAACCGTTATCTGTTTCGACATCTATAGAAGCATTCCATAAATCTTCTGTTAAAGGAATCTGCAAATCATAGTTAATAAGCTGAATATATAAAGTAGAAGCTACAGAACCTAAGTCTGAGAAACTTCTTGAAATATCTGGAGCATTAGTAATTCTACCTCTCCATGTTCCAGTGGAATTATCCGAAATGGTTTTATCCGCAAACTGGTAGATATTATTGCTTAAGGCTGTAATCTTGATTCTCATTATACAAGTTCCTCAAAAGTTACTTCAATAGAACAATCTAATGGGTTTTTCACGTCGCTGCTTCTTCCTGCCGGAGGATAAATAAGATAAGAATCTGAGACGTCATCCAGATCAGTGTAAATTATTGCATTATTCCAACCAGTTAAAGGTAGATTCTTATGTTCTGTCTTGGTTATATGTTCAAAACCACAACCGAAAACATGTCTTGGTTTTGTTTTCTGGTCCTTAAAATAAGAACCTCCATCGCTGGTAAAGGTATAAAAAGTGCAATCTATATCTGGTTCCCACTTAGCTACAGGTGAGAAATCTACATCAGAACCAATTATTATATTTCCCAGGGAAGGAACAGTATCATTATTTTCTAGAGTTTGAACCGGTATAGAGACTCTTACATACCGGTAAGAACTAGAACTTAACGCAAAAAAGCCTTTCAAAATTTTAAGATCATCTTTGGCCAAAGTTACATTTTTACTAACAGCTGGCGAAGACCAAGAATTAGAAGAGTTTGCCATTATTGTAGCTGTTTTGAAGTTTGCATTATTGAGCCATATTTTATCTACTTTTACAGCAGAACCTAAATCTATTGTGAGTGTAACAGCGCTAGAAAAGGCGCTGGCTTTCCACAATACTTCTGGGTCTAATTCCTTCAGATTGGCAGCAGGAAATAATGTATTGACGCTGCTTGCTGTGATCCCGATTATATTTCTAAAATTGTAATCTGGTAATATGCGCATCGTTTACCCCCAAATAGAAGCATTAGCTTTATCGTCGAGTATTTCGCCAAGAACTGAAGCAAGTTCAGGATTCTTAACACCAGCAATTTCTTTGAGTTTGCCTATTATCTCTTCAACATTCATTGATTGTCTGAATACTAAGGTATTATTAGTTGATTTCTGATTCTTAATTTCAGCAACAACGCTCAACATGTCGCCCAATTCGGTAGAAAGCTTCGATATAGCGTTTGATTCTTCTAAATCCGCAATAGTCTGAACATTGTCAGCAATCTGTTCCTGAATGCTTAAGTAAGCTTGAAAGCTTTCCTGCCATCTTTCAAAGGCTGCCGACCGCTCTTCTGTTGATAAATCAGTATTCAAAGCTTCATCTTTTGCGTCTTTATACATCTTTTCGTATACATTTGAAGCCTGTTCCCAGATACTTTGCTGCTCTTTAACAGCTGCTTCACGAACTGAGTCATTAGAAGAATTAAGGCGTTTGTTCAAATCAGCATCCTTCATATAGGATTCTTCAAGTAACGGCAACATTGTCTGAACCATATCAGAATTACCCATTACATCTCTGTTGCCTAAAAGCATATCCATTACACTACCAGAGGAACTTCCTGCCAAACTGGCCAATGTAGTAGAATTAGTAAAATTAGAAAGCAGATTTGTTCTTGCATCCTGTTGAGCTTTAATATAATTCGTATGGGCTTCTTCCATTTGTTGAAGCATTTCTGTTCTTGTCTCAAGGTCATATTTATAGCTAGTGTTTAGTTTTTCTCGTAGAGAAGATATTTCACTATTTAAGCTGTTTATCTGATTGTTGATATAATAATTACTGTAATACGAGTAATAACCTTTTTTCCTCTGTGAATTTAATTTTGAAATCTGGGCTTGTTTTACATTGATTTGAGATTGAAAACCAGCTTTCTCTTCATCAGAATAAAGCATAACCTGGGAAGCATTATATGCTTTCTGAGCATCGAGATAGCTGTTGTATGAAGCAGCTACTGAATTGTCACGGCCAAGCATATAGTTATTATAATTATTTAAAGCTTGTTCACTAAGAGCTTGTTTCTGTAAATCTTCTACATATTTAATACTTGCTTGCGCCTGTTCAGCTCCGTGAAGCGTTATGGTCTTCTTTTTCTTAAAGATGTTCTTTGATTTATGAGAAGATGTCCATGTTTTGTTATATACGGCATTATCTATGAGTTCTCTTGTTGCATCTGAAATGCCTGTTGCAAGATATATAGATTCAGCTAACTCTTTAGCCTGGTCTACCTGGGCGTTTAATTCGGCAGATTTATTAAGATTTTCTTTTCCCACAACCTTAGTTTTACCGAATATACCACCTTCACCAAACAAGAAGTTTGTTGCTGTGCCTATTAAACCACCAGTTAGTAAATTGCTGCCAAGAGCACCTAACGATATTTTTCCACTATCATTGACAACCTGTTTAAATAAACCGTTACCCAAAGCACCAGATTTATCAGCAGTTTTTGTTAGAGCAGAAGAAATAGATGCACTCACGCCACTGCCTACAACACCGCTAATAACTGACTGCAAATTAGACGCAAAACCAGAAAAATCAGCAGAAGCAAAACCGTCAGCTATGGCGTTGGAAATACCATCAGTAAATTGCTTTTGTAAATAATCCGCAGTTTCGTTTATGTCTTGGCGAGTGGAAACATTGTTTATTATTTTTACATAATCAATATCTGAAGGCATAACAACACCAGCCTGTTTAAAGAAATTGTTGTAAAGGCTGTTTTGTTGAGTTTTGTTGTCTGCTCTTATAAAGCTATTCCAATAACCAATTTCTTCAGATCTTTTCTTGAATTCTTTTTCTGCTAATAGTTTGTTTTGTTCTTCTAGCTTTTTATTTACTTCATCTATATTTTCACCTGTTTTAAACCAGTAGTTAGGCATTAAAGAAGCAACACTTAAAACCTCTGTAGAAACATCTAACATTTCGCTTGTTGTTTCTGGAAGTTTGGGAAGTTTATCTTTTGCTAAAGTATCTATTTTACTTGCAATAGAAGAGAATTTAGAATCTATATTACTAATGTTGGTGCTTACTGTTTTTAATTCAGTTACGGTTTCTTTGCCGAAAATATGAGGAAATAAAGATTCTACCCCAGATACTGTAGATTTTTTTAAATCTTTTAAGTAACTAGTAAATTGATCTACTTTAACTGAAGTTCTAGCTTCCTCTTTAAATTGCTCAAGATGGTTCGTTGCATCGGTTATAAGTTTATCAACCGTATCTAGTTGAGACTTTATAGAAGCTAAGGCATCTGATTTGCCACTGAATTTATTTCCAGCATTATAGGCTCTAGCAAATCTTTCATTATCATAATCACCTAACCACCACTGTTTATCTAGGTAATCAAAATCTTTCTGAACTTCAGATTTCCATTTTTTAAGACCTTCGATTTCCAGGCGCTTTTGTTCTATAACACCCTGAACACCGAGCTTGCTCCCTTGAAATTCTCCGGAAAATTTACCTTTACTTACCCAATCATAATAATCTTTTAAGACACTTGTAAAAGTTTTTAAAACGGGAACTCCCTCGGTTTTTATCAAATCAATAGTGCTTTTAATTACCGGAATACCATCATCTCTTAAAAAATCAATTATAGGCTCAGCTCCATCGGCCAGACATTTCTTTAATTCGGTATTTAAATTACTTACACTAGTTTCAAATTGATTGAATTTATCCGAAGATGTTTCACCAACAGAACTTAACGCGTCAAGATCTACTTTGCTTTGTTTTATTACTTCATTTAATAAAGCAGTTCTATTTTTTAATAGATCAGCAGAATTAGTAACTTTCGAAAATTTTTCCGGTAATATTCCTAATTCATTCAAAGCCTTACCATTACCAGATGAAATAGCGCTAACTATTTTATCAAAAGTTTCTTGAAGAGATAAACCCAATAAATCACCCTTTGCATCTGCAATCTGATACAACTTTTCGATTGCTTCAATATCATTAATACCGGCAACTCTTAATGCTTTTGTTGCCGATTTCATAAGTTCTATATCTGTTATCTGGTTCCTGGTTGCTTTTCTAAATCTAGCAACCAATTCATCTGCATTTTTACCAATAGATTCAGTATAACTTTTAAAATTTTGTTGAGCCTCTAATAAGTTTGTTCCTTCTCTTAAATAATCATAAGCAGTTTTAATTCCTCTTCCTGCTTTTTTTATTAATTCAACAGAAGCATAAACGCCTTGGGCGTAGTCACTCCAGGAAGCATTGCTATTTTCTATAACAACTTTGCTTTTATTAATTACATTATTCAAGCTCGTAAAACTTTGTTTTAATAATGTATTCTGCTGGATAGCCTGAATATTATTTGATGTTATAGTTATATTAGCGTTATTAGTTGCCATTTTTATTTACACCTTATTTTTTTCTTGTTATAATAAATATAGGGAGTAGAAAAGATGGATTTTGCAGAAAGAAACTTTGGGAAAAAAGCCAGATTAAATGCACTTATTCTTTTTTCTTCATTACTAATATCTTTTCTTTTGTTCATAATATTGTTTATGAAACATGAAACGCTTCCTTTTCTTTATTTAGTCTTCATTTCGTTATCCGTATGGGGCATAGTCTATTTCTTTTTATTCCTGTTTTTTATCGTATATAAGATAAACAGAAAAGTTTTAGCTATTTTTGAGTCTTGGTCTTGAGTATTTTCTGAACCACATTCCTTCTTGCAGCTAATGTGCTTGCTTCTGGTTTAGCAATATTTTTAGATTTACCGCCACAGAAAGCACGATAGAAAGCCTCATCAATATAGGGAATCTCAAAAGTATTTTCTATCAGCATAGTGAAGTCGCTTACTTCTAAGTTCCTTATTTCATCTGGAAGCCTGTTAAAGGCTCTGCAAAGTCTGACTATAAGTTTGTTATGGTCTTCGACCTGCTTGGCCTTGTCAGGCTTTATACGTTTCCCAGCTTTACTTGCTTTTCAAGGTCCTTTTCTATGGAAGTAAAAGAAGGGGTTAATACCTTTCTATCCATCCATATTGAAGCAATTAATCTCTGCTGGTCTATATCGAGTAGAGAGTTTATTTCATCTTTGTCGAAGTCTATAGAATCAGCTTTGGGGTTGAGAGCGATATAGCAAATATCCAGATCATCTTCTGCGCGATCCTTAAGAAAATTCCTTTTAGCATTCTCGTTTTCATCTGCGTATCTTTTTTCTCTTTGTTCGTTAAATTCCAACAGTCTTTCCTGTTGTGAAACCGTAAACCTTAAAGGCACTTTCTTGCCATTAAGAGTAAGCATAATCTTACCCATTCCATCATCTTTTATATCGAACCAGCCGTTATTTGGCATGTTTAACTCCTTTTATTTTTATCAAGACCCCTTCAGTCACTTTTGTGACAGCTCCCCCAACTTCTTAGGGGAGCATCTTTTTTAGGGTTATTTAAAAGTAAGCTTGAAATTGTCTTCACCTAAAGTTTCAAGCAGCTGACCGCTTAAACCATACATATTAAGTGAGTTTTCTTCACTGAATGCAGGAGCATCTAGATTAGCTTTTGAAGCTTCAAACATAACAATGTTCCCGGAGGTAGAACCGTGAGTGAGAGCTAAAGCGAAAGTATCTCTACTCTGGTAGTCAGCCCAGAAGGAATTGGTAGTTTCTAAAACCGCTTCAATAGTAGAACTCCATCGAGGATTTCTTTCAGTAATAATGTAAGGCATCAAACCAGTAGCTGAGTTTATATTTCCACGAGTAACAAGAGTGTTACCTGTTTCAAAGCTGAAATCTCTAGCTACTGCATCGCTCCATGAACCGAATGCAAAACCTTCGCTCTTCATTTCAACAGGTTCTGTTGCGTCATAAGTGGGTGTCGGATTAGGAGCGTCGCCAATACCCGCAAACAAGCCTTCCATTTCAAATTCCAATGATGCATATTCTCCATATCTACCTGATAAGCTCATATTTCCCATGCAACCAACGGCCTTAACAAGCAAACCATCTTTGTAAATATAAATGGTGCAGGTCTTCATGTTTGTGGCTGTGTTTGCAGGGGTATATTCGACACATTCAGAGCCTTCTGTTGATACAATGTTTTCTTTCAATGCACATGATTTCAATAATGGAGCAAATTCCGGAGGTGTATCAGGATCACCTGAACCCTTAGCTCTAACAACAATAGTAGCTTTAACTTTCTTGTTGATATAATTGGTAGGCTGTGCACTTATAGAAGAACGAACAACATTGTTTTCTAAAGAATCGCCTTCAACAGTTGGGTTTATGACTTCGCAAAGTATTGCATCTGACCCGGTAGGTGTTGCATCTGTTCCAGCGGTGGTTTCGACCTTTGCTAAAACAACCTGGTTTCTTGAAAATAGTAGAGACATTTTCTAACTCCTTCTTAAATGGGTAATCTTGATGGAACTTCTAGCAAGTATTTAAGATTGGCCACCACATAGGGATAACCTACAGCATCCTCGTCACCTTCCATCGGAGTGACAATTATGCTGTTCTTGTTCAAAACAGTTATTACGGCTTCCTCGATTAATGAAACAAAAACATCTATAAGCTCCAGGTTTTCTAGAACATAGACGTTATCAATGTCGGTTTCATCATCTTCAGAAGACTTCTTTATTATTGCATTGATACTGAAAGTGTAGCTTCTGTATGCAAACTGTCTGGTTCTGCCTCTTGAACCTGGAATAAGATGTATTTCAAGGCTTTCGCTGCTTTGGGGAATATCGTTATCATCCACACCAAATCGTATTACTGGAGAAGTGCTGAAATTTTCGGTGCACCAGTCGGCTAATGCTGCATTGGTTGTCAGCTCAGCCGAAAGAATGTCGAATATATCTTTTAAAGTCTTAGTTGCCACTTCTACCGCTCCTCTTGAATTCCAGCTTTCTCAAACATCTGTTGATTCTGTAAATAAGTCTTTCTTTAAAATATTCCACAATCTCATATTTATGATTTTCCCATGTGCGTTTAAACAATGGTCTTGCAGGAATATTTAATTTAACAGTATCTTTTCTTAAATGAATGCCCTTAAAATGCAGAAACTTCTTAAACTTCTGTGAAATACTGACTGTTCCGCCTTCTTCCATTTTCTTATTCAGACCTTTTGTTGTGGCGATAACAGTATTTCCATGCTTGAGGTTTATAGAAACAAATTTCATTTTTCCCCATGGCTTTCTGCGACCTTTTATATTTGAGATCTTACCTAATGGAACAAAACCACCAGTTGCTCTTTCACCTTTGAGTAATTTAACAGTTCTCTTGCCTGTATCACCAAGAGCCTGCCTTTGAACAGTTTTCCCTTCTCGACCCAGTTTCTGTAGGTCTTCAATAATTTCTTTCAAACCTTCTTCTTTGAGTCTCAGCTTCATTTGATTCTTACGTCTCCTATCAGAGAAAGGGTCCAACTAGAGAAGGATTCACCAGCAATACCTTTAACTATCCATACGCGGTTATCAGAATCGGTTATAGAATCATTGTGTTTTGGAGCTGCTGCGAGGCTGGATTTTAAAATAACTGCTGTCGGTGTGACCGCTTCACCGTCAGTAAAAGCAAGGTTTGACTCTGCTCTGTCGTTAAATATCGCTTTGATAGTAGAAGATTCACTGCCGTTTCTGGGTGAGTAGGTCACTTCTTCCGATACTTCATCGGCATTCATTATGTTTTCTAGGTCGTTTGCTAATTGTTCCTTGAAAGTCATCTTATACAACCTCTCAGCCAAAACCTTAGCCTTAATAATTGCCTCGTCTATCTTCTGCTCCACACATAACGCAACTGGAAATGGAGGCGGGCATAGACAGCCGAGGCAATCGGTAAAAACAGGGTCGAACCTGTCTAGTAAACTCATTAATGAGCAAGTTTTACTTTAACAGTAGAACTAGCTGAGCTGGAAGCCTGAACAGCGTAACCGACAATTACGTCTTTACCTATAGTGAGACCTGCTGAACCAGCAACTTTTACAAGTCCTGAATCGTTCTTTATTGCATCGCCTACAGCCATTGTATCTGTTGTGGTTTTCTTTGGAAGGTCGAAAACACCTTCTATTGCTACTGCGCCAGTAGCACCATTAGGAATATCTGCAACAGCAACACCGCAGAACTTGCCTATAACTACAACTGCACCGCTGTCAATCTTTGAACCAGTGCCGTTTGTGTATTCTATTACGTTTCCATCATTTACTACGTTATTCATGGTTATTTACCTTTCTTTATTCATTTGTCTGGTTATGATTGGAGCCGTTAAGCAACAATCATAACCTAACATCAATTACTCTCTGCTAATTGCTGATTGCTTATCAGCTATGCGGAACTCTTACCATTCCTCTGAAATCAAGAGCCTTAGCGCCAACATCGAACCAGTAGCGCCATTTTCTAGCGAGAATATCACCATCATTGTCTACCATTTCGATAGTTGGTGATTCTTTTCCGTCTAAGAAAGCAACTTCGATAGTGTCACAGGCTGCCGGATCAGCGATTAAGTAGAAACCGTTAGAGCTTACATTAATGTATGGAGAGCTGATTGCAACAAGGTTTCTGTTCTTGAAGAAGTTGGTGTTGCCAGCAGTGAAGTTAGAGCTTGGGTCGATGGTTGAAGCAGTAAGAATTTCAGCTTCGATAGCTTCATCGGGGCTTACAAGCAAGTATTTCGGAGTGATGTTAAGCTTAGAGCCGTTTGCATCAGTCTGCTTCTGCATTAAAACATAACCATTTCCAAGTGTAGCCTTAGAAAGAGCTCCAACATTGCCAGCACCAGCAGCCAAATTGTGGTGGTCAGCATGGAAAAGAGCAACATCATCACTCATATTGGCATTTGCAGTAAGAACAGAATAAGCAAGAGCTTCTATTTTCTGTGCTGCTCTGTAGCCGATTTTTCTAGCAATTCTGCCGAAAATGCCTAAATCATCAGCAAGAATAGCTCTACGAGAAAGACTTACAGTATTACCATAGGTAACAAGCTGAATCTGTTCGCCCTTGTCACCGATGATTTTTCTATCGAGCTGAGCGCCTTCAGGATTTTCATCAAAATCTGGTAAATCGTTAATATCTACACGTTTAGCAGGTTCTAAGTTAGGTAAAGAGCCCTTAGAGCAGAACTGCCTCCAAGTATCGGGTGCCTGCCTGTAGCCTTTCATTACTGATTTCTGCATGGCTGTATCCAGAACATAATTGAAATCCGAATATGTCTGAGTGCCCGCACGAGATACAAGCATAAGCGCATCTTTGTCGGTCATCATACCATTTTCGCCGTTTCTTCTGGCTATTTCTCTTGCAACTTCTTTGATGCTGAAACGTCTGAAATTTTCTGCACCAGCTTCTGGTTTTTCTAGTTCAACACCGGCTCTTAAAAGTAACCCATCAGCAGCAGCTTTAACGAATTTTTCTCTGTCGGTTTCGCCCATAGTTATTACAGGTTTGGCATTGGCCAATGGAGTAGAACGTTTTGCAAGTTCATCTAATACTGCGCCTTGTGCTGCTTCAACGCTTGCGCCTGTGCTAATAAGAGTATCAACAATATCTTTGCAATTATGCTTATTGCATAAAGCAATTATTGCTCTTACTCTTGCCTGTTCGTCGGCTCGTGCTTTTTCACTAGCCTGTTCAACAGCTTCTTTTACGTTAACTGTCGGCTGTTGTTCTTCTACCTTGGTTTCTTTTTCATTTTCCATGGTATTTTCTCCTTTAAAATTTGGATTTATATTTTTAACAGCCGATAGGCTGTCTGTTTCATTTGAATTTCTCGCTTTTGCAAATGGATCAGCAGGAATGGCAACAAGTGAATATTCCTGTAAATCCCATTTCTTTGTTAATAAAAGAGGTCCTTCAAAGGTTCTATTGTCGTAGTCTAATTTTTCGCCTTTCTTAATCCAGACAGATTCTCTTTGCAGATAACCAACTGAACCAGAATTAAGGTGTCCTTCCTTAATCATCTGTAAAGCTTCCTGAGCTTCTTTCTTCTTAGAAAAGTAAAGTCTGCCTACAACCTTGTCACCTTCAACCTTGAAATCTCTGACACTTCCAAGAATGTTTTCAATTCCAAATCTGTTATGACTGTTCAAAAGAGGCACCTGGTTATCCTGGGGCAAAGTAATACCCTTGGCAACCATGGTTTCTTTAATTATTTTGCCTGTAGACCAGTCGAAAATATCAGCAGGATATTCAGTAGTTAAAACGAATTCTACTGAATCATCTTCTTCACGATAGCTTTTAGGATTGAAATTGACGTTAGATCTTGTCGTCAGTTTCGGTGTTTGCAAGTTCTTCTTGTTGGTCGTTATATCCTGTATTATTGCCATTGTCAGCCTCACTTTCTTCTGTAATCAGACCTGCTTTTTTAAAGAGGTCCATTTCATATTTTCTGGTAGCAACTACTTCTTCTATGTCTCTTCCTGCTGTTTCACAGAATTCAGTTAAAGTATTTGCACCCATATCTATTTCTGTTTTTGCTGCATTTGCATCCTTGAGCGGGTCAACCCATTCAGTTCTTGGTCTAGACCAACTTGCTCTTAGATAACGTGCTTTTTTGTTTTCATAATCTGGCATATTCAAACCGTTGAAGTAGACTTCATGCTCGATAAACCATTCATACATTTTTGAATAAAAACGTTCTTCAAAAATTGCGAAGGTGTAGCGGATCATTGCTCTTTCGAAAAGCAGCATCTGTCTTGCACCACTGAAATTTGTGTTAGAACCGTCATTACTGACGGATTCATAAGACATACCAGCGCCAACAGAAGCAGATTGTAGTTCTGCCTTGAGGAAAGGTGCGTAATTTGTGCCTGGGTTTTCAGGCTTTGCCTGGTTCATTGTTTCACCAGGTCTAAGGTAATGAACGCCACCAGGTATTATGTATTCGTAAATATTGCCGTTTTCATCAGTCTGAGGATTTTCGTCAATATAATCTTCTGGGTATGGAGACTGTATAAATACACCATAACCTGTAGAAACTCTTGCAAGCTTCATAGTATCGGCTCTATACATCCCGATATTGTAGAAGTTCATAGTGGAACAGGCTAAACGGCTTATTCCAGAAACAGAAGATGCTCTTTCTCTATCGAAAAGATCTATAACTTCTTCTGCCGGAATACGTCTTGAATCACTTTCAACTTCAGCTGGATGTCTCGGTTTTATCCAATAGGCTTTAACCTTGTTGAATTCGTCTAATTCCTTGCCGTCTACAATTCTTATTCTGCCGTCGTCACAGTCCTTATCACGGTCTAGTTGGTCAAATTCAATAGGTTCAAGTCTCAACTGTCCGTTAATAATCACACGTCTAATCAACAAACCGCCATCTATAAAGAAATGGTTTGCTGCAAGTCTTTGCAGCTGGTAAACTGAATCACCATTTGCACAGGCTTCTTTTGCCCAGAGTTCCCATCTTTCCAAAATATCTATGTTAAGCTTGGTATCATAATCATAACGGTTAATTGCATTATTTTTTAAAATCTTAGGTCTTGGCCATGACCCTTCACCTACAAGCCCAGCAACAAATCTTCTTCTCATACCTGCAACATGAGAGTTGTCACGGTCTAAAGCTCTTATCTTGTTAGTGACATTCTGCCATGAATCGTGTATTTCCTGAGCGCCAGTAGAGTGCTGAGGTCTGAATCTGGAATTTGCACCGTTATTCTTTGCAGCTTCATACATTCGGCAAATCATATGCTCCTGCAAATACTTCCTTGCAGTAGAAGGCGAAAACAAGCCGATTGTTTTGGCAATAAGTTTTGTGGTGAATTCGTAAATCATCTTTTAATCCATGAATAAAGGAGCTTTTATAAAGCCTCTTCCACCTCTTTTACAGGTTTCGATGCGAGATTGAACAACATCGATACGGTCTAGAATAGTTTGTAGAGTAGCTCTATTGACTGTCTGCCCATTTACGGTATAACTCTGGGCACCACCCAATATTGCATCTCTAGCCTGTATGAGTTTTGTAAGTTCGTCTTGTAGGGCTGATAGGCTCATATAAAATCCTTTTTATCGTTATTTACTTTCCTTATAATGAAAAAAGAGAGCCTTGTCACAAACTCTAGTACTTTACTATGGAATTTTTTTAGTTTTTATGGTTTTGGGTAGTTATTATTTACGTTGAAAACGTCATTACAAGCCGTAATACATGGCAATTTATAAAAATATAATCTATTTAACTGCCTTGAACTTGGTGCCACACTTTTTACATTTACAGTATCTTATCTTTCCTCTTGTGGTTATAACTTTCACAGAACCCTCTTCCTGAATACCAACACTTTCACAGATAGGGCATTTGGTCTGCTTATATTCAAATTTCACTGACTTCTGGCCAAGCATATAGATTCTTTTAATAAGTATCAGTAATTTATCAATATTCACTTATCCCCTCCGTATATGGGTTTGGCGTTCTAGCTCTTTTCTGCGAAGCTTCATTTCTTATCTGCTGAATCTGTTGAATACTGTTCACGCGAGATATACCTTTGACACCTCCGTAAAATTCATTATCAACACAAGCCAAACACAAAACTTCGCAGTCAAAAAGGTGATTGTCTTTTCTAGTTGCTATCCAATCTTCTTTGCCATTTTTGTCTTTTCTTTTTTCTTCAGCTAACAAATGATCAAACAAATATTCAGGAGTGGAATTGTGAAAATACATCCCACCTGGTTCCAATTTCTTAGCTTTTTCTATTCGCCACCAAATAAGATCTTTAAAAACATCAGTATTTATCTGAACAATTTGAAGTCCTCCAGGTATAGGCTTGCCCGATGGAGTCTTATCTAATGGGGCACCTATTTTAATTCTGTTTGGCATCGAAACAGATGAACCTTTGCTACCCATAAGTTTAGCACCTCTATGCTGGTTGGCTCTTATAAAATTATAGGTTTCTTCTGTTCTGCTTATCGCAGCGCCTTCTTCTTTACCGCCACCAGTATCAATAAGAGCTCTTGAAATCTTCTTACCGTCATAGGTAGCAAATAAAACAGATTCCAGTTCCTGCTGGTCACCAACAAATCCTTCATAAATTCCCCACGAGGTCAAATCTTTAGCAAAAGCCCTTATTCTGAACCAGAAGCCGTTCTGCTGAACGTCTATTCCCATTACTAAAGCAATAGCCTCTTGTGGAACAGTTCCAACTTCATAATCTGCAATACAGCACTGAAGCATCTTCCGTCTTTCCGAATCAGGAACCGTCACACGATTGACCCATGGCTCCCCAAAAGCCGAATTTATAACATTCTGTATTTCAGAAGGTCCTTCTTCCTGTGCCTTGTTCCAGCGGTCTATCAGGTTTTCTAAAAATCCACCTTTAAACAGACTAGTGAGTCTGTGAAGCTGCAATCCAATATGCCTTGGTTTTTCAACTTCTTTTCTGGGAACAAAAACACCTTTTTCAACTGCTAGATTTTTCTGGGCAGTAGTCCATAATGATCCGCAATTTTCACAAACATATCTTGCAGTATTCTCAATCTGTTCAGTTGTTGCTTTGCTTCCACCTTCCCACTTTACATTCTTGAAGCTTAAAGATTGCAAAGTGCCACAATCCGGGCATGGAACACAAAAATCATAAACCACATCTGCTTTTTCAAGTTCTTTTGTAACTCTGCCTGTATCAGTGGTCGGAGTCGAAAACTTAATAAATTTAGAATCTGGGTAAGTTTCCATTCTTTCACGAATACGGCCGAGAGTGTTACCTTCGTCACCAGAAACATCATAACCAGGCTTATTAATCTCATCGCAAAATACATACTTAAAAGCCATTGAAGCAGTCTGAGAAATAGAACTACCCCAAGACACCATTAAATAAAAACCATTAGGAAGGGAGCATTCAAACTTTGTTGCGTCTTTCTTTCGTGTATTGTTATTGTCATGAATTTTGCCCATAGCCGTTAAAGCTGGAATGATTCTAGTTTTCATCAATTTTCTAGCTGTTTCACGGTCAGCTAAAAACAAACAGGTTGGAGCAGGATCATTGTCGCATATCCAGAGAATCAAATCTACAATTAAATCGGTAAAACCACACTGAGCTGGCTTTTGACATGTAATTTCTCTAACTCTGTAATCACCAAACCAATCATAAACAGCTCTTAAATTAGGAGTTCTGCTAATTCTTTTTGGTCCTGGTTCAGCTGAGCCTTTACCTAATATTCTATGACTTTCTACCCATTCAGCTACTGAGCAATCTGGGGGAATAACAATAGCACCTATTTCGCCATCAGTAAAAGAAGCAAGCTCTTCAACTTCATCTATATCAAGGCTCATTTTTTACCTCTTTTTGATGCAGCTTTCTTTGTTTTGGTAGTTCTTGATGTTTTCCTGGCTTCTGTTAAATAAAACTTTTCCTGCTTCTGTAAATATTTAAGAATATCTTCTAAACCTTCAGGAACAAAACTACCAGCTCTCTTATACGTATCTAAAATTCTATTAAGTTCTTTACCTAATTCGTTCTGTATATCTTCCCTGTTTTTTCCTTCAAGCATTGGAGGAAGCCTATATTTTAAAGCTCTGAAAGACAAACTCAACTCATAAGCTCTTGCAGCAAATGAATTTTCAACCTTATCTTTAGAAACCAACTCACCTTTTGTCTTTTCAAACTTTAATTCTTCATTCCCTGCTTTGGCTGCCCAATATCTTTCTTTTGCATCTTTGTTCTTATCATCATCACCAACAGCAGATTCATTAATATATTCGTCCCACCAGTTAAAACAGTCTCTAGGGGAATAGACGCCATCAGCAACACGGGGCATACCTTTTTGCACCCATTGTCTTATTGTTCTTTCATTAACTCCAAAAAAATTAGCAATAATTTTTACACTAACTGTAATTTGTGACAAATTTTTAGCTCCTGTTTTTCTGGGACGGTCTCTAGTTCTAAAGTTCTCTGACCGATGAATTTTGGAGGTGGCGCCGACCCTCAACGAGCGGAAATTGATGGAAGTACCTACCCGATTTTTTCAGCCACGTGCTTTTGAATCCATGCGGTTTTCTTACTACGTGCTTTTAAAATTTCAAAAGATTTCATTACGAGGTCAAAAGCAATTTTTAAAAGTTAGACACTATCTAACTTTTATTACATCAATCTAACTTTATGATGTTCTATCTAATCTTAGTACTAAATTGCAATTTGTACAAGAGTTTTGTTTTATTTTTACTAAAAGTCTCTAATTATTGTTCATAATAGCTTTTTTACTGATTTCATCTAATATCTTCGCTTCTTTTTCCTGAGCTCCCAATATCTCATGAGCATAAATATCACCAGTAACTTTTATACTTGAATGTCCCAATCTTCTAGAAACAGAATCTATTGAAATTCCATTATTCAATAAAAGACTGGCGTTAATATGTCTTAATGAATGAATTGTTACAGACTCCATTTTGAGTTTTTGTATGATCTTTCTGAATCTATAATAAAAACAATAAGGTTTTCTTCTAGTGATTTTAATAATGAATCCTTTTCTTTCTGGCTTTGCTATTTTTTCTAATTCTTCTATTACTATATCGGGCAACACAATAACCCTTTGTGATTTTTCTGTTTTTAATTCCTTTTCGTAAATTCTTCCACCGCTGGTTATTGTTTGTCTACTTACTCTTAAAGTTTTCCTCGAAAAATCTATATCTTCCCACTTAACTCCAAGAGCTTCACCTCTTCTCAAACCTCCATAAAGACATAATAGAAAAGGTATTTTATATATTTTCTCTGCTATTATTTCTTTTGTCAGATTAAAGATCTGCTCGTAATTATTGGGAATTGCTTTTAGTCTTGGCGATGGTTTTATCTTTGCAGCTTTCTTCATTGGATTCTTATTAATATAATCTTCATTAACAGCATAATTTAATGCAGCATTAAGAGTATCGGTAATAGTAATTACAGTATTTCTTGCCAGCTTTCTATCAGCTAAAAGTTGAGAAGTCATTAAATTAATATCATTGCTTTTTAACTTCCCCAGCATGATATTACCAATATAAGGAATAATATAATTATCTATGTGATCTTTCTGGTTGAAAATTGTTGATTCTTGTTTTTTACCTCTGCATCTGACACTAATCCAATCTCTTAAAAAGTCTTTCATCAGAGTTTTGCTTTCAATACTTATGCCATTTTCTAATTGATATTGTTTTACAGCTTGTTCTGCTTCTGTTTTATTCTTAAATCTTCCAAGATATTTTCTTCTGTAAATCTTGTTACCATCATCATTAATAAAATGCACAGAAACTTCCACATACCAAAAGCCTTTTCTGAATTGTAAATTTCCAGAATTATTATTTCTTCTGCCTTTTTTTCTTACTGAAATTTTCATTTTTACCTCACTCGATTTTTTACTAATCATTTACTGATTAGATATTTTGAAATGGTTATTAACAAAAGAATTATTTTCATTGTTACAAAAGGATTTATGAATCATATAAAAATCCGTATGAATAAAAGAAAAGCGTCATTTGTTCTGATAAATTAAATTTTAAAAATTCTGCTATTTTTAGTCCCAGCGGAAATTAATAATTATTTTTTAAAATTAATCACTATTTTCAGACAAAAAAAAGAAGCATTCTTCGGGTAGAAGAAGGCTTCCTTCTGTTTATTCAGATTTTGAATTGTTTGATTTTTTGGAATTGTCTGCGCTGATCAGAAGGTGATACATGATATAAAGCTTCTGAATTCTTTTCTTTAATTCTTCAGGATCATTATTTTCAGATTTTTGTTTTGCCATTTTATCTAATTAATCTGATTATTAGGTTTGCTGCTTATGGCCATATGCTGAATCACAGAACCGATATTTGCGCAGAAAAAGTTGAACATTCCACCAAAGCTAAAATCATTTTCCAGGTTAAAATCTGGCGTTCTAACAAATCTACCAAATTCTTCCTTTGTGTATTTTTTGCCTTTATAAATGACAGTTAAATTAGTCTGGAACAAATCCATTGTCTGGTGTTTTCCTTCTGTTTCATTTTTGGCCAGATTGGTTACATCAACCTTCAATATCTGCCTTAAATCGTTCTTAGAATCAAAATATTCAAAAGTATAACAATGTTGTTTATCGTTCATTTTTTAAACTCCCTTCGTGCCAACCGTTTTTGCTATCCCATACGAGAAAACAAGCCTCGCAAGAGATAAGCTTTTTACCTTTTCTTACGTGATTCCTGAAGCCTATCTGTTCAAAATCGTGCTTTAAGAATCGTTCTCTTGCCTTTTCGTCCGATAACAAGTCAAATATTGCCCTGTCATAAACTACTTGCTCACCTTGTTTTATGGGTTCGTCAACAAAAAGCTCTTTGAGCCTTGAGAACATATCAAAGGCCCCTCTTTTATAAGGCGCCAAGTCGCTCAGAAAGTTCATTTCCCGGTGCTCCCCATTCCGCCTTGTCTTTCGTTGCTGCTATCGTCACCATCGGCGATATAGAACTTAGTAAATATGGCCTGAAACAATTTATCTCCCTGGTTAATAAACAAATCTTTACCAGTAGTGAAGCCTAAGAAAATATGCCCTTCATTGTCTGCATTGTTATAATAGTCAGCGTCTATTACGCCTACGGTGTTATCTAGTCTGAATCCATACTTAAATCCGTATGAGCTTCTTGGGTAGCACATCAGAACTTTATCGCTTTCCATTTCACACTTGATACCAGTGGGAATCAGATAATTCACACCTTCTTCGGCCAAAAATGAAAAAGGTGATCTGAAATCATAACCTGCTGAATTCTTTGTAGAACGTGCCGGCAAAGTAATCTCATCATATATTTTTCTGAGGCTTTCATCGCTGAATAAGCCTTTGGCTTTCAGAGTCGCCTTCTTAAATTCTTCAAAACTTACTTTATGAAATTTATTCATTTATTCCTCCTTTAAGCAGCTGCATCAAACAGACTGCGTTCATTTGAATTAGATTTTTTAAGACGCTGCATAATAGATTTTTGTTCAAAAGCTCTTTGATAATTTTCGTATCTTAGCTTTTGTGCAGCAGCTCTCTTCTCGTCTAGTTCCCTTTGTCTCTTCCAACTCTGCATAAGCTCATGAAGTGTTGTTCCCTGCAATTTTGCCTGAGCCTCAAAAACTTCGAAGCATTCAGAATTTCCACATTCCAGGCAGTCAGCATTTTCTTCTTTGCAGTTCAAAGAAACTTCCATAACTGCGTTATTCACTTCCATTACTCGCTTAATATGTTCTGGTTGTAAATAATCTGGAAGATCATTAGGTTTGTGGAATTCCGGTTCTTCATGTGGGTATGTCATGCTAAAAGCTTCTGCCTGCCTAATCTGTCTACTAAAGCCTCTAAATCCGGTCTTTTGTCTAAAAGCCTGTTTAAAGCTTCTTCTTTGGTTCTGGCGTATTCAATCTGAATCAGTTTTTCTCTTTCAATTTCCCATTGTTCTTTAAGTCGGGGCTTGTTTTTCCGTTCTTCTTCTTTTGCTTTCTCGATATATTCGTAAACGCAAGCGGGGATATTGGTATGAGGGTAAACATCTCTAAGGCCCTTTTGGGGATGCCCCAAAAGAAATACGCCTTTTAGAAATTCTTCATCACTTAAAGGGCAAAGATACCTGAACCAAATCTGAGCAGTTTCCTCATCTGGTTCGTATCTGAATACAGCTCTAATGATTTTCAAACCTTTTCCAAATGCCTTTTCTGATAACATTTATACACCTCGTCAAAAATCAAACGGATTCTTGCTTAAATCGTAACTGGTGAAATCGGCTTTTTTACTAGATTTAGAACCTTTGTTATCGCTATTTATCCAGTTCCTAACTGCTGCTTTCCAGTCTTTCATCTTGTTCTTGCCAACAAACCAGCCTTTGCTTTCATAGAAATCAAAGAACGATTCTGGGTTAAAAGAGACCAAATACCCCTTTTCTTTTAAGTAGGTTTTTGCATAATCATCAATTTCTGAAACAGAAGGCTTAATAAATCTTTTTGCTGGTTCAGATTCTTTTGAGGATTTTTCTTCTGGCAAAAAAGCTTCGATAGAAAATATATTTTTGGGTTGATTTTCTACACTTTCCACTTTGGGGGGTAAGGGGGGAATAATACTATTATCTTTTCTTATCTTATCTTGTATTATATTATCTGCATTACTGTTGCTATGCTGTAGCATTGCCGTAGTATTGCTCCTGCTTTTCTCTTGTTTTTCCACAGTATCATTCTTAACTTTGCTCCATCTTTTTTCTGCTTTTTCTTTGGCTTTTTGGCTTTTATCGTTAATGTCTTCAAGTTCACTATTTAGCCTTATGCTAAAAAAGTTTTTGTTATTATCGGTAAAAGCGAAAAGCCCAAAATCACAGATTAGTTTTTTGATTACTTCAGCACTGGTTCTTAGTAAATAACCAAGCATATTGTAATCAGCTTCTAATTGACCTTCATTCTGCGCCATCATTTCGATGATGCTCCAATAAAGACCTTGCCCTTCATAACCAAGCTTCATGCGAACCTTTACCAATTTCGGATCAGATGAAGCGTTAACATCGTGTCGAATAAAATTAATCATTGCTTGCCTTCTTTAAGGTAAATAATGAGTAGCTACTCTCAGAGGCAGTGGATGGAGTCGAACCATCGGTATTTCATTGGAGCACATCACTAGTTTTATCCAAATTTCTCTGGGAAGGAGCAAAGCTTTACCACCCAGATAGTGCCATTTCTCCCACCAAAACGGAGACACTGCCTATATTTTTTTACGATCAGTAATTTCTAAGAATTAAGAGCCGATTGGCTTCATCACCGATAAGTTTGATAAAGTCACTTTGTTCGTCTTCTCTAACCTGGTCCAATACCAAGTCTATTGTTGGCATAAATATTTTAAAAAGCAGCATTCCTTTTTCACTATCAATAATAGGAACGAGATTAACGGAAAATTCATAAGTTGATTGGCTGCCTCTAACAATCTTTCCCTTAAATCTGATGCAGGATGGACAGCGAGCTTTTTCTGTTGAACCGTTTGCATCAATTTTTTGTTCCCATTCATAGCTTCCAGATTGTTCACCATCTTCAAAAACTGGTGAACTTGCAAAGCTTATTTTTTTATTTACTTTTAATTTAGAAAGTGTCTGGTAAAGATTTTCAAAATCAATTACAGAATTTTTTACTGCTTCAAGATTATTCAATAAATCTCTATGCTTCAAAGGTTCACTGTAGCATAGCTCAGAAATAACATTCCAGAGGTTGGTAAATTTCCTCTTAAAAATCCATTTATTCTGATCATTTTTTAAATCTTCATCGGTATAGAAAGTTGCTCCATCTTCTTCAAAGATTACGCATCTATGAGGCGAAAAACATGAAAGAACAACTTTTGCAAAAGATTCAATATTACAAATATATCTTTCAAATTTAGCATTTTTGGGTATTCTTTCATATTTTCTGTTGTAGTCAGAATAGATATAGTGGTTGCCTAATTCGTCTTTTATTATTTCTGGTCTTTTTAATTCTTTAATAGCATTTATAACTTCAGGAATCATTTGGCTTCTTCTCCTTCATTCACTCTTTTTAAAGGTTTAACATTGTCGAAAAGTTTTGGTTGCATAGGGTCATCATTAACAAGATTCCCCCTAAGGTCGTGATATAAGATTTTCCCATCTGCCCTAGGTTCTGGTAGTTTCGTAGAAACACTTGCTTCAACACCAATTTTGTTGTTGTTTACTGTTTCAAAAGTTAAAGTCACTGTAAGAGTGCCTTTTTTGCCTGAACCAACTACACGTTTGACGGTTTTATCAAATGCTTCATCAATTTTTTCTTTGAGTTCGCCAATATTGCCGTCATAGCTTGCTTCAATCATTTCTAGAATGTTTAAAAAATCGAGCTTATTTTCCATTTTTACCTCCTGTAATTCTTAAAATTTGTTGAGATTCGATACCAGCGAGACAATTTAGAAACCCTTAAAACGGAATTGTTTCATCATCTTTGAAAATCTTGTTAACAGCTTCTGTATCGTCCATATCAATAACCAAATCAGGCTGTTCTGGTTTATCTTCTGTCTTTTTGAAGCCCTTAGAAAGTGGCGATATAAAAACAATCTTTTCGGCTGTTATTCCGAAATCTTTGTATTTATTACCATTAGCTTCATAAAATCTTAGAAATATTCTGCCTTCGATAAAAATATGATGACCTTTTTTAAGGTGTTTCGCGCATGTTTCGGCCAGTTTGTTCCAGGTAACAACCTTATAGAAAGTTGCATTAGTTACCCAACTTCCATCTGGTTTCTGCACATTTTCGTTGTTTGCAATATTAAAAGAAGTTACCGCTTTAGAATTCGGGGTATATTTTGCTTCCGGATCCTGCGCAAGTCTCCCATCAATATAAATTTTGTTCAAAATCTATCTCCTTGTTTTTAAAGTGCCTGTTTTGTGGTTAAAGCCGAGACAGGCGAACTCGCTGCTGAGAACTAGCTTCTCTAAACAGCTCTTGAGAAGGTTGTCCACTGGCGATAGATGGAGTCGAACCATCATCCTTAAATTGAAAACCAGAAGTTACTAGTATAGACTGGTCCATTATTTTGCTCTTCCTGCTCGAGGCTGCTGTTGAGCTATACCGCCAAAAGAGTCTGCTAAAAAGCAGACAAATTTTTACTATTTTCACGCCTTCGTGAAAATCTGCCCTTAACGCCGGGCCAGCAAGTGGCGGTTGAAGGAGTCGAACCTTCATGGGTTGTGAAAACTCTGGTAAAGAACTTGCAGAAACAGAGCCAACTCGTTTTCCCAATTAAACTACACCGCCAAAAAGTCCCGCCTTGAAGGCGGGCAGGTGTTCAATTTAGAATAAAATACACACACTTTGATTTTTGGAGGGTATCAAAGCCAACCCTATCTGCCCTTGCCGTGGGCCACCAGTAGGGCAAGATGGAGTCGAACCATCATCTGAAACCGACATTACTAGTATTGCCGATATTTTCCGCTCTACCTGAAGCCTAATTGCTTAAGCTATTGCCCCAAGAAAGTGAGCTGTTAAGCTCACGAAGTTAAATAAGGAGGCAAACGTAACGTTCACCCAGTGACACAATGACCGAGGGGGGAATTGAACCCGCCCTTAATCAAGTTATTGGAGTTAACAAATGAAAAGAGAAGATAGCTGATCATTTTTAACTTGATGTCCCTTCCAGGCGGTCTAAATAACTTTTAATTCGATTATTGGTTTCGTAGATGTCATCAGATAAATAAACGGCTAATTTACTGATGACACCATCTGTCTGGTCTTGAATCAAATCAACAACATCGTTGAAACCCTGCAGCGAGTCAGACAAGCAAGTCAAAGCATGTTTTGGTGAAACGTAGTAAATAGATTCATCTGGTTCTTTTACTTTTGCTTTATCTTCTTTCAAAGCAAAACTGTTTACCGGTGCTTCTTTTGTTAATTGATTTTCTTCAATTTCAGGAACAGTTTTTGTTTCATTTAATTTATAGACTGCTGGGCTTCTCATTTTATTGTGGTATGTATCTCTGCATTTGGTACAGCAAAAAACTTTATTGGAAATTTCACATGAAAACTCTTTGCCACAGTAAAGGCACTTCTTCAATACAGGTGCTTTTTTTAATTTCTGGTATTCTGCAGCACGTTTTTCATTATTTCGTTTATCTCTGCAAGATATACTGCAATATTTATTCTTAGGGCTTATAGGGGAAAATTCCTTTCCGCAATAAGCGCATTTTATCGTTTCTGGTTTGTCGGTTTTTAATACCTTTTTTTCTTCTTTCTTATCGGTCTTTTCTTGACGAAGTGATACCAGGCTATTACTCTCGCGGTCTATTTCTTTGGTTACCTTCTGGGTAACTACCTTGG